AGAATGCAAGACCTTTACTGTACGTATAAACAGGTGCTAGGCTCGCTGCGCTTTGTGCACGAAGCGAGAGCCTTGGCTGGACTTGCAGGGGTAATCTGCGGGATCAGTGACCAGTCGTGATGTTGACGCATCTTGGCTGGTCGCTCTTTTTCTTTCGCTTAAGCGAAGAATATTGAAAGTCAAATCATTGCTGAGTATTGAAATCTCATGCATGATCGGGGCATTCAATGGTTTGACGACGGCAAGTCTTTTTAGTCTTGCCGCCTACTAACCGGTTGGGTTGCCGTCCACAGTAGCCGGTCTCACTGAAAACGGCAGGTCTGAACCAGTCACTTCAATCAACCGCCCCAAGGGACGACGGAGTGACATTTTTGGGAGGGATACGATGCGTATTTCTGATCAAAAAGGTTCGGCAGCTTTAGCCGGGCGCCTTGCGGCGTTCGGTGGCGTGGTCGGCGTGCTTTGCACGCACGGCTTGGCCCCTGTAGCCGCTGTCGTACTGGGCCTCTTGGCCGCCTTTGTGTTAGCGAAGGTCTAAAGCTAGAGTGGTCATGCGCGCGGGCATGATCACTCGCTCTACTTAACCACGCATATCCGCTATTTCCTCGTGATATTACTTCGCATATCTCTCACGGTAACACCCGAAGCGCTCGTTCATAGATTGCCTCACGGTCCCTCAGTCCATTGGTGCCGCCGTTGATGCGCTTGGTGATCGTCAGGAAGTCGCCTTTATCCGCCAAGGTATTGAGTCCAGCTCGGTGCCAGAACCAACCTGCTGACATGGCTGCATGCTCTGGGCGCTCCAAGAGTTCGGGATGTTTGAGCAAATCCAGCCCTAATGCCTCTGCGCACGCGCCGTAGTTGTCTCGCCCAGTGACCTGAATTAACCCCCTGCCCCGGTACAACTGACCGTCGTCATCGTCCTCTGGCGTGTTACCAAGGCGTTCAGCCAGCCGCCCGGTGTCGTACTTGTCGAGATATTGATCGCTGCCCAGCTCGCGCACGTAGCGGAGCTGGCCGGACTCGTGCCCTACCTGAGCCAGAAACGCAGCCATGCGCAATCTGGTGACAATGGCGTACTTGCTCATCGCAACGTTTAGGACAGGAACAAAAACGCCAGCTCGGGAGCTGGCGTTGGGGAGGATCTGCAGCAACTGCTGCGTGGTAATCGACATGCGTGGTTCTCCTGATGAGTAGATGTTGAGCTGGCCGGTTAAAGCTGTACGACCTTGACCGGCTTTTTCTCTTTCTTTTTCTTGCCTTTCGCCTTGGCCTTACCGGACTTCCCACCATTGCATTCAATGGCCGTGGTCCAGCCAGACTGGGTGAAGACCTGTTCAACCGAGTCAACCAGGTACTCGCCATCGAGGCCGACTTTGAAGTCCAGTGCACTGATCATCCGCTCGGCGAACAGATCGGTGCGCCCCGCCATTTCCAGCCGAACACCTGCGGTACTGCGATTGAATGCTGCGAGGCGCGCCTTGGCTGCCTGCTCAGCAGCGGACTTATTGGGATGGATGTGGCGGTCGGTATGAACGGGCGGGAGCCCGTTAGGGGACTGATCGTTGCTCAGTTCAACTACCTGCAGCTTCCCAGTCTTCTTGTCAAGATGCTTGGCCTGGACGGCTTTCTGTGTGGTCTTGTCGCTGAGGCGAAACTGCCACCGTGCCACGTCATGGCGTCGGATCGTTACGACCCCAAGGGCTTTACCGCTCGCACTCAACCCGTCTTGCCGAGGCAGCACCAGCAACTTGCCGTCTGCAACTTTCGCGGTGCAGTCATACTTCTTGGCCACCCGGGTGATGAAGTTGTAATCCGACTCGTCGAGTTGATCGACGCGAGGCACTTTTATTGTGACGGTACACACCGGCTTCCAGCCATTACGTGCAGCCACATCGCTGACGATCTGCTGCAGCGGGACGTTCTCCCAACTGCCGGATCGGGTGGTCCGACCGCTGCCGCGCATATCGCTGGCCTTGCCACGGATGACCAAGGTATCGGGTGGACCGGACGCTTCGATGTCATCAACGGTGTACAGACCCAGTCGGGTCAGTCGATGCCCTTCGTAACCGAGGTAAATCTCGATGTCCGCACCGCGCGCAGGAAGGGAAACGGCACGATCCCTGTCGTCGATGCGCAGCTCAAACTCATCTGACTCCATGCCAGGCTTATCGCTTGTGCGCAGCAGCAACAAGCGATCATTGATCAACGCCGTAATGTCGTTGCGGTCCGCAACGATTCGGAATACCGGTTTCATGAGACCTTCTTAATAGCCATAGCAAGGCACGGCAGAGTCACTAGAATCCGCCGCCGAGTGTTGATAAAAGTTGGATGTGAACCGGCTGCCAGCTAGCCCCAGAGCTGTATCACTTCCTCGGTCTGGGTGAGCAGATCCGGCAACAGGATCTGCACGCCCGCCCGATACGGCTGAGGCTCATCGGCCAAGCCTCGATTGGCATCCAGCACCGCCTCAACGCTACCGTTCAGGTGCCCGTAATACTGCTGGCAGATAGTGTCCAGCAGATCTCCGTCAGACGTTCTGCAGATCGTCACCATAGCTCACAAACTCCAGTGAAAAGCCCTGCTTGCGGGGAATACCCCCGGCCAGCAGGTTGCTCTGTTCTTCATCCACACTGAGCAGGCACCAGTTGCCCAGCACTTCGCCGTAGCCTGTAGTCAGGCTCAGAGGCTGTAAGTTGCGCCCCATGCTGCGCAAGGTATCCAGTTGCTTGAGGCCGCCCTTGAAGCCGGGAAAAATGGCGCCCTTCAAACTCAGCTTATCGTCACCGAGGCCAACCGCCTGTTGCGCAATGCTGCGCGTCAAGCGCTCTTGCCCGGCCCAGCGGAACGCGGTCTGTCTGCGAAGCTCATCGAAAGCAGCCGTGTCCAGGTTGAAGTAGTACGGCTGCGCCTCAGGCTTGAGCGGCTGAATAATCAGCAGATGCGGAAACGGTTTCACCGCCTCGGGAGCCGGTGTCATCTGCGTTGCGAAGCTGCCCGTCGGCACAATGTTGCCCAGCGCCGGACTGACGCTTCCCGCCACCCGATTGATCGCGGCTCCGGCCTTGGACGCCTGCTCTTGCAGTGCCCCCATACGCTCCTGCACTTGCGATGCTGCACTGGTTGCCTGTCCGTACATCGCCGCCACCTGCCCCACCTTTGTCTGCGCGACACTGATGCCCCGCATGGTGCGTTGCAGTTTTTCACCAATGGCCGGGCCAATGAACGGAATGTTCTCCAGCTCCGACGCGGCCCCTGTCATATCGCCAATGGCCCCGTTCAAGGGGCCGAGCATGTCATCCAGGCTACGGCGTCCCACCTCTCCCGCTGCAATCAGGTATTTCAACGATGACTGCAGCTGTTCTGCATAAGCCATAACCTTTCCTCACCCTACGTGCGGGGCATCAAACAATTGGCGGGCAGCCGCCTGCCGACTGAACTCTTCAAATTGGCGCTGCAGAAACGGTGCGATGTCCCTTGCCAGCTGTGCCGGGTCCTTTACATCGCCCTGTACGTTGACGGGCATATTCGGCGAGAAGGTGAATTGCTGGTCGACCTTGGTGGGTTCAGGCTTGCTCTGCTCGGCAGCCTTGACGACTGCGGGCAATGCCAGAGGGGCGGGTGCGACTGCCGCCATCGCTTTGACCACATCGCCAGGTGCGGCAGAAGGTTTGGCATCACCGCCCTTGTCAGCGACGGCCTCGGTTTTTTCATCTGAGCCAAACAGCGCTTTGCCCAGAAAGCCACCGATATCCTGGCCGCCCATGCCGCCAAGAAACGCACCGACCGCGCCACCAATGGCCGTTCCGATCACCGGCACGATAGAGCCAATCGCGGCACCCGCCGCACCGCCTGCCAATGCACCGGCCAGCCCACCCGCAGCGCCGCCGTAGCCTTCGGCTTTCTCGTCCTGGGTCTCGGCGTTTTGGTAGGTGTCCAGAGCAAGCATGCCCGCATCCAGAAACTTCGCACCGGGGACTACCTTGGCAACACTGCCCAGCTTTCCTGCGGCACCCGCCAGCCGCGCCAGTCGGCCTGCTGGTACAGGAGGAGCTGGCGGCATCGGAGGGCGCGGAGGTCCTGCGCGTCGACCACCGCCAGCAGCGCCGCGACGACGGCTGCGACGTGACCGGCGTTGATCACCCGGTGCATCCGAACCGCCACCGAACGCACTGGCGTTGACCACAAAGACCTTCTGCGGCTCAGAGCTACTGCCGCCCTTGGCACCGTCAGAGTCATTACCACCCTCACCGAACAGATCAAGGATCTTCAGTCCGGTGTCGACCGGATCAAAGCCGTTCTTGCTGCTTTCCTCTGCGTCGTCATCAGCATCGTCAGCGCCGCCCTTGCCGTCAGCATCAGCTTTGTCCTTACCCTTACCCTTACCTTTTGCTTTGTCGTTGCCTTTGAACGCTTTGAGACCGGTTTCCAGCAATCCTTTGACTGCACCCACCTTCCCTTCAGGCTTATCGTCTTTGTCACCGGAGTTGGTGACGTAGACTTTCTGCACCTTGTTTGGATCACCAGTCAGGGAGCCACGCCCCAGGTTGAGCAAGCCCTTGCCGATTTTGAACACACCGGCAGCGGACTTCAGTGCCAGAAGCCCAGTGCCTATCGATGCGATGGCCAGCACCACCGGCTTGGAAGTATCAGACAGGGCCGTGAACTCTTTTGCCGTTGCGGTGATGCCCTTCGCAACCGCATCAGTGACCGGACGTATCGCATCACCAATGCTACGCATGGAATCGTTGACGGCCTGGAACGTCTCGGCCCAGATCTGCGACGATGCACCCCGGCGCTCGGCTAGGTTCTTGTCGAGGATCCCCGAGGCATTCTGCGAGTCCTTTTTCAGTTGCTCATACAGCCCGCGATTCTGCGTGTAAGCGGTCAGTGCAGCCTTGACCTGCATGTCGGCGAACAGATCGCCAGTGCGCAGCGCCTGCTCCAGCGAGTCCAGCATCTCTTTGGCTTTGGCCGGATCAGCCTCCTTACTGATCTTGGCCGTTGCCTCCTTCATTTTTTTGGCTTTTTCAGGGTCAGTCTTTTCGATGTAACGCTGAGCCAGCGCAAAACTGGACTCCAGTGTCGACATCCCCTTCTGGATACCGGTGTTCAGCGACCCCTGATAATCGATACCAACGTCCTTGTAGGACTTCACCACGTCGGTGGAGCCGATCTTCTCCATCCAGTTTTTCAGGTTGTTGGCCGCTTCATCCGAGCCGCCGGCTGTTTTCATCTGCACCTGTAGCATCGCGCCGAGCTGGCTCACCGAATCCATGCCGGTCACACCGAGCTTGCCCATGCCCGCAAGCAGTTGCGGAAACCACTTCGCCATGTCACTGGCTTCAAAACTACCCGCCTGGCCCTGCATGGCGACTGCCTCAAGGGCTTTCTCCATGATCTTAGGGTCGGTGATCTTGGCGTTCTGCTGCAGTGCCTGAATCATGTTGGCCGTATCGGTGCCGCTGGCCCCCTGCCCGACCGCAAACTTCGCAGCTACCGGGGCGTAGGAAAGCGCCTTGTCCAGGCTCATGCCCGCACCGACCAGCTTGTTGACCAGGTCGGCGACGTCATTGCGGGCCATGCCCGTGTCCTGGGAGGTCTTGATCACCGAGGTGGTCAGCTCCGCTTCCTGCGGCTTGTTGGCCACACCGGCCTTGATCGCGATATCCCGGATGATCGCCTGATAGTCGGCACTGATCTTGGTCGGCACGGCCAATGCGCCGACACCGGCGACGGCGGTGCCGATCCCGGACTTGAGTCCGGCCTTGCCCTGCTCGATCTGTTGGTGCCCCTTGACCTTGAGGTCCATGCTTCTGGCCACGCGGTCAAGGGACTGATATTCCTGCCTGAGCTTACCGACCTGAACACCCTGTTTGCGCAGGGTGTCGAGGTTGTTCTCAAGCTTGCGCAGCAAACCAGAGGCCGAGGCAGCACCACTGTCGTGCGCTTTCTTCCACTCGTCACGCAGACGCATGGTTTCGCCAATCGTGTTTCTCAGCACCTTGGCCTGATTGCCGCGCTGCTCCAGCTTCTTGATACGGTTTTCAACAGTGTTGAATGCCGCACCCACGGTCGGGCTGACAGCGCCGCCAATCACCAAGCCCAGTGCCAGATTGTTCGCCATCACTCACCTCAGATATTGGGATGGGCTCAGTCCGTGAGCCACCAGATCATGTCCGAGAAAGACATGGACATGATTTCCGCCGACGAGAAGCCCAGCTCTTTTGCAAGCCGCTTCGCCGCAAGCCTCTGCAATGAGGGGTCAAAGCTCGTCGTCGCGCACCAGGCGAAAATAACCGGCCTGCAGGCGGCTGTAGTCCTTGAGGGACAGCCCTTCAAGATCGCGGACGCCCATCTCGGCCAGGGATGCAAACAGATTCAGCTCGCGTTGTTCGTCGTCGCCGCTGGCAGCCGCCTGGGCCGTACGTACATCACGCACGGTAGGTGCGCGCATGGTGATGGTGTCGACCTGAACGCTGTTGACCTCGGCAGGCTTGGTCAGCTTCACCGACACGCTCTCGGCCGTCAGGGTCATCCACTTAGGATTGGTATTTACTTGAGACACAGAATTTTCCTTCTATCAGAGGCCTAGGGCCGAACGTTCTGCCGCGAGCTGATCAACACCGTCGACGACGCGCTTCATGCCCAGCGCATCGATCTCGTAAATCACACGGCCATCAACTTCCAGCTTGTAATATGTGAGCGCGACCGAGTGCTTGATCTCGGCCTTGTCACCCGCCTTCCAGTCACCCATGTCGACCTCTTTGAGTCGGCCACGTTGAGTCACCACGACCGGGGTGATCTTGCCTTTGAGCCCTTTGAAGGCACCACGGAACACACCGTTGAAGGCCGTGCCATCCGCCAGGCCGAAGAACTTCAAGGACTCGCGGCGCACGCCTGTGGTGGTGAAGTTGGACTCCTGCTTTTCCATGCCCATGTCCAGCTCGACCGGCAAGTCCATGCCACCGCCACGGTGTTCTTCAGTCTTGAGCGTCATCTTGGGCAGGGTCAGGCTGGGCACATCGCCCTGAAAGCTGACACCGTCCACGAACAGGTTCAGGTTGCTCAGTGTTTCGGGAATCATTGCCATCGTTGCAGCTCCTTAAGCGGCAGAGTCGAGCACTTCGGTCAGCCATTGATTGGTGACTTCAACGCGGAAGTTGGGGTTTTCTGCAGGTGGCACGTCGGTGAATCGGATGTTCCAGAACACCTTGCCCTGCTCCAGCTGGGTGGCCGTGTTCAGTTCGGTGTCCGCGAACACTTCAAAGTTGATGATCGCGCCCTGATTTTTCAGGTCACGCATGAACGCCTGCAGGCCCTCCGTCACATCCTTGACATAGGTCGCAGTGATAGAGCGGTCCACTGCCCACTTGTGCCCGTAGAGAATCGCGTCCATGACGATGTCCATGGTGCGCACGCGGGTGACGAACGCCCACTTGGGGTCGCTGCTGAGCGTGCGGTTGCCCCAGAGGCGATAGCCGTCATCACGGATGATGGTGGCGATATTGGCGTTGTTGAGCTGGTTGGCCCGGCAGCTTTCGTCACCGTCCAGAAACTCGATGGGCCGCTTGGTGCCCGTGATGCCTGCAAACTCTTTGTTCGACGGCGAGGCCCAGAAGCCGTACTCCGCGTCGGTCCAGGCGAACAGGCCCGCCACCCAGGCGGAGCCCGGTGCATCGACTGTCTCACTGGCCGTCGTATCCCAATACTGGACACCGGGGTCGACCATGAAAGAGCGCTTGCCGCCGAAGTTCTTGGCATACGCCATGACCGCTTCGTCTGTGGTGTTGGGGCCATCGAAGATCGGAAGCGCCCGCAGTTTGTCTGCCAATGCAGCCATAGCGGTGCCGACCGCCAGAATCGAGCTGTGCTTGGGCGCGATCAGCAGTCGCGGCTGGGCATTGAAGCGGCTCTTGCCGTCGAGCAGTGCCTGGAGCCCGGTACGTGTACCATCGGCTTTGACACCGCCGATAATGGCAGAGGTTTGCAGGGCAGCATCGTCCAGCTTGGCAACGCCGCAGGCAACGATCACTGCCTTGGCCCGCACATAGATCGCCTGACAGGCTTTGGTGATCGCCGAGTCAGGACCAAACGCTGCAATGGCTTCACGCTCGGAAGTGATCAGCACCAGGTCATTGACCTTGGCGCTGTTGGCCGGAGCCTCGGTAAACGTATCGACCAGACCGATGATCGAGGATGTGGGCAGCGAAATAGTGCGTGCGCCCGTGTCGACGGCCGTCATCGTCACGCCGTGAAAGAAGCTCATAAGACGATCTCCAGAACTGAAAAAACCCCGATCAGCGGGGTTATTGGTGGAATGCGAATAGCGGGTAAGAAAACGCCCCGTCAGTGCGGGGCGTTAGGTGCTTTGCTGATCGTCGTCACTGACGTCCTGCGCAGGAGCTTCAGGCTCGGGCGGCTCGTACACGAACGGATTCGCAGGCGGCGTAGGCCATTCAAAGTCCAGCGGGTAGCCAGGCTTCGTATCGAGTTGGCCGAGCTGCACGCGGTATAGACGATACGCATCAATCTCAGCCCTGACAGCGGGCAGCGCTTTGCGCTGGTCGTCGGTCGCCATATCCAGTGACACGGCGTCCTGCAACTCCTCGTACTGATTGACCAGCTCATCAATACGGGCAGTAGCCGCAGCCGAGCGGTCGCCACGAGCGCACATGACCTGCACACGCACCAACTCAATAGGCGTGTCTTGAACCGGGCCAAACTCACCCGCCAAGGCTCGTTCGTACAGCTCTACACCGTGGGGCTCAGGATCGTGGGGAGACGCCGTGAACGGTAACTCCCCATGTGTTTCCTCCAGCCCCTCGAAAACCACCATCAATTCGATGGTAGCTCGGGCCTGAGAAGACCAGTACGGATTGCGGGCATTTAATACGTTGGACATAGTTAAACCTACTGAATTCGTTGAAAGAGCGTGCGCTCTGTATTGTTAAAAGCACCATGGGCGCGCCAAACACCTATAGCGATAGCACCGGAGTTACTGCTCGTGCCATCGCCCACAGCCGTGGAACTGAAAAGAAGGTTAGAGCCGGGGACTGAAGTGCCTTGGTTAATTGAGTTTCCGTAGGCGGTGATGACTCGCGCAAATGCATACTGTCCAATGCCGGTAAGTCCCTGCGCCGCAACTTTTGCTCCGAGGTTCAGGTCGCTGACCAAGTAATAAACTGCACCGTCGGCAGCGCGACGCATGTACGGCACCGCTGCATTATCTGCCGCAAAACCGACGTGCGTGATTGAGTCAGCTACAGGCCGTGTCGAAATACGCGTGTCAGTTTCAGACTTCGTGTAAACATCGGCCTTGGCATAAACCTCAGACTTTAGAGGCCGCTCCATGTCCCGAGCATCTGTTTCGTTCTTGGTATAGGCATCGGTAATACCGTAAGCAAATAACGTGCTGCCGACGTTGGCTTTTTTGGACGGATCAAAGTTACCGGAATACCAAAGATTCCCGAAGTCCGTGTTATCGACAGCCAACTTGACTACGCCTGCCGACGTATATCCGATTTTGATCAGGTTGTTTAACTGGCCTGCCCCCGTGCCTTGCTGGACAGGAACAAAGCCAAGCTTGGTCTGAAGGAAATACGTTGCGTTGTCACTGGCGCGGCGCATGTAGGGCGACGCGGGGTCGTTGGCCGCAAGCCCGATGTTCGTGATGCTGTCAGCTAGCGGCCTTTGCGAGTCCCGCGCATCGGTTTCAGTCTTGGTATAGACATCGGCCTTGGCGTAGACCTCTGTCCTTAAGGCACGCTCTGAAACTCGCTGATCAACCTCTGTCTTGGTATAGGCATCAGTGATGCCGTAAGCAAACAACGTGCTGCCGACGTTGGCCTTGGTGGCGGGATCAAAGTTGCCCGAATACCAGAGGTTGCCTAAATCAGTGTTATCGACCGTAGCCTTTAGCGCTCTGCCCGACCAGCCAAGCTTGACCAGATTGTTCAACTGGCCTGCGCCGCCACCCTGCTGGACGGGAACGAAACCAAGCTTGGGCTGCATCGCTGCCAATCGCACATCGATTTCAATCAGCTTTTCCTGAAGTCGCCCGTCTACAAAAGAACGGGTTGCCAGCACGACCGAGGGATCTATGCGTAACTCGGCGTTGCTGGTGTTACTCACCAGCAGGTTTATTCGAACCACCTGTGTGCGTCCAGAACCTTGAGCCAGTGTGGGCTTGTACGACGGTGCGCAGTTTGCGACCGCTACCAGATCCCCGTCCGCGTCATACAGACCGATTTCCCGGATCCAGAATCCTCCTACTTCGGCAGGGATAACCTGCTCGGCGATGATGATCGCGTTGTTGGCTGGATCAACCTTGAGCTGATTGAGCGGTGCACGACGGCGTTCGTTGATCAGTTTTTTCTGTGAAGCATCGGGCACCGGGTCGGTGCCATTGGCATCCCCCACACCCATTTGAGCTATTTTCCAAGGCACGCCGAGGGCATCGGCGTTGGCCTGCTTGGCCGCACCGACATTGGTCAGGGTGGCAAAGAATTGCGAAGTCTGATCGATCATGCAAAGACATCCAGAGTATCGATTGTGGTTTCACGTCCACCCAGTCCGACACGCCCAGTGACCTGGATATCACGCGCAACAGGAGGGTAAACATCAATTTCATCACCTTCATTTACGGACGCGCAGATATAAATCCGACCGGTCGTTTCAAGGCTTATAGCCAGTTCCAGCAGGTGGCGGCTGACAGGCTTGGCGTCATCAATAAGGGCCGTCAGCTCCTGATACATTTCCTCGGTAATGCCGGTGTCCAGCACCCCGACTTTAAGAGCAAACGTTCCCGGTATCCCCTCCGGCACCATTTGCCACCATTCCTGCACATCGATCAGGTAGCCCAGCGGCTCGACCACACGACGGATCGCGCCAATCGTGCCTTTGTGCTGGTGGATATAAAATGATGCGGCAATGGCAGCGCGCTTGACCGGCTCGGGCCAGTCCTCGTCCCAACGGTCTACCGAGCAAGCCCAGGCCAGGTGGTAGAGCAAGTGCGCGGGACAGGTCTGTGGGTTGTATAAAGTGCGCAATGGAATCTGGGTCACTTCATCCGTCGCAACTTCAATAGCTCGCTCAAGAGGAGTGCTGTTGAGGGGGAGCAAGCTGGTCATCTCAACTCCCCCGCGTCACAGTGAATGCTTCACACCAGGCTGCCTGTGCCTTCGTCGGACGGATATCGGTCCAGCCCTGCAGATCAACCCGGCTGACGCCGCTGATGTGCAACTGCGCATCTACGCCTGAACGAGCAACCTCAAGGCCCAGCCTTCTTCGGGGATTGATCCAGTCTTGCAGACGGCTTTTGCATTCGGCCAAAGTCGCCTCGGTTTCAGGACCACTGCCCGTCATATGAACGACCGCATTGATTCGGTAGAGCAGGATCTCCGCGCTCTGCACTGTCAGGCGATCCGCCAAGGGACGTACATCATCGTCACTGAGGTTGAGCCGAACGGTCTCCAGCAGATCCGCACTGGCCACACCGCTGCCTTCGAGCGCGAGCACCGTGACGACCACCTCGGCTGGAGAGGGACTCTCAGCGGTTGCGTCGGCCACCAGCGCCGACGCATTGCGAGCATGCAGGATGTAACTGTTTCGAGGCCCCGCCGTGGTCAGACCTTCATAGGCCAGCTGAACACGCTCCTGTAAAGCGTCATCTTCCTCCATGACCGCAGCGGTAGGCGGCACGGCGTTCAGATCTGCAGCCTGAATCTCCAGACGCTTGAGATTAACGTTGGCTGCCAACTGATCGAGATCCGCTTTTCGGGCATAGGCCAGCAGTAAAGCCTTGGCCGCATCGTTGACTCGCGCGCGATTCTGAAGCCGCCGATAAGCGCCCAGCTCAAGCAGTTTTGTTACCTGATCACTTTCCAGCAAGGCGCTCCAGTTATCGCCCATGTACTCACGAAATGCGCTCAGCTCTCCCTGATAGACCTCTTCAAAGTCCAGGTCTTCGAGCACCTGGGGCGCGGGCAGCGCCGACAGTTCGATCAGGCTCATGCCGTTACCTCCAATACTGCGTTGTCACCGAGGTAGGTGCCTGTCAATTGCAAGGTGACCTGTCCGTTCAGAACAGCGATCACCCTCACCCGCTCAAGGCGAAGGCGCGGCTCCCAGCGTGAAAGCGATCTTGCTACCTCGGCCTGCACGGCGCTCTTCCAACCATCATTGACGGGCAAGTCCACGAATCGCCTGATCTTGCTGCCGTACTCTGGCAGCATGCGGCGGCTGCCAATCGGTGTGGTGAGGATGTCTTCAATGGACTGCCGCAGGTGCGCCAGGCCGGAGACGGGCTGACCGGTTCGGCGATCCATTCCGATCATGGCTTACTCCAACGGCTCAAGGTCGGGATGAGTGCTCAGACACTGCATCGCGACCGCGTCATCTGCCTGCGCGGTGACAATGCCTTTGGCGACCGTCAGTGTGCGGTCATCCGGCAGGATCAGCGTGCGGGAGGTGTACAGCCTGTCTCGAAAAGTTCGAACCGCCACCGGGCTTGCGGAAGGTGAAGCGGGCCGAGCTACCGGTGCGGCAGCAGGCATGACCTGAGTGGATTGAACGGCCAGCTCATCGCCAGAAGTCTTGTCGGTTTTTACTGTCGCCATCAGATATCTCCAGACATTAAAAAGCCCGCAGTGCGGGCCGGTTCAGTGCTTATGGTTCGGGGTGTTGCCACCCGTGTCGATAATCTGCCCGCCGCCATGGATATCACCGACTACGGCGAGCGCTCCGCTGATCGTGACATTGCCATCCAGCGTGATCTTGGCTGCCTTGGCAGTGATCGTTCCGGAGGTCGCAGTGATAGAGTCGTCGGTCACAACGACCGAGCTGGCTCCGACTGTGACAGTCACCGTTCCCGAGGGCAGATCAATTGTGTAAGTGTTGGCATGCCAGTCGTAGATCAGGGAGCCGCCGTCGTCAAAGCGCCAGACTTCGACATGGTCGCGGTTATCAGGCTGGGCACCGGCATTGCCATACAGTCCCGGAATGAACGTGCCTTGCGACACGTCACCGCTGGCACTAATCAAGGTGCCTTGCTCATTCATTGACGGTGCCCGCCAGTGGCGTGCCTTGCCAGCCGCCACGCTGTGCCATCGCACCCACGCGCTGACCCAATCACCATCAGAAACGCGGCACATCGGAGGTGACGCCGTCAGGTCCAGCGCAACGACATAGCAATCCTTCACCACACCGGCCAGCATGCGGTCATGTTCAGCCGAGGCGTAACTCATCACATGTCCTCAGGCGACTGGTACTGACCTTCGTTGCCACGTCCGGTGTCCGGACTGAAGGAAAACACCAGTGTGCCAGGCGGCTCATTGGGCCACGGCCATTCCTCCTCGCCGAGGTAGATCCCTTGAGTCCACTCGACGACCCAGACCGCGTATCCGTCCAGCTCGGGACGCGACCAGTCCTGCGCGGCCCGGACAAACTCGGAAGGCTCGACTTCAAGCCCCCAGGTTTGCAGCCTGAGCAGGACAGCAAGTTGCGAGGCTGCAAAGGCTGCCTGCTGCTGACATTGCTCGCGCTCTGACCCCACGATGACCCGTGCTTCGAACCGGGCAATCAAGGCGGATTCGCCGGTGCCTTGATCGATGCCTGGCTCAATCTCCACCAGTTCGATTACAACTGCTGGTATCGGGATGCTTGGCATCATGTCAGGCATGGTGCCGACGTACTCAAGACCGGTAATCGCGGCACTGATGTGTCGTTCAATGGCTTCGTACAGTGAATCAAGATTGAACACTTGGTCAGGCACGGGCAGTTCCTTTCAGGTACTTCTGCAGCTCGTAATTGAATTCCTGCTTGAGAATCTCCAGCAGGCGCTCATCGGCCCGTTTCACCCAGCTGTCAAAGTGCGGGCGGGCCTCTTCCAGCGACACCTTGGCTTTGGCCAACGGGAAGCGGCTGCCGTTTTCTTCTATAAAACCGGAGCGACGTTTGCCTTGCCTTGTCTCGGCATACGCGCCTGAGTCAAAGTGCTTGCTCGCGGTACGGATCCAGATATCAGGACTGCTGCCGTAAACCGTTTTGAAGAACGCGCCCTGATAACGGCGACCGGCAACGGATACGCCGGTACGGCTCTGCCGCGCACGGCCGATACGACTGGCGGAAATAGCATCCAGACCAAACCAGAGCTTGCCCCGCATCGTGCCACCGTTGACCGGGTAGGCCCGAAGACGTTGCCGGACAGCCGTGACCGCGATGCGCTCTTGCCGCCCGACAGTCCTGGCAATGTGCGTGCGCAACCAGCGTAGCGTCTTGTTGATGGCACGCCGCTGGGCCGCTGCCGCAGCTTTGGGAACCGCTGCAGCAAAGTCCTTGAACGCTTCCAGATCGGCCGAAGATGGCTGCAGGGTGATCATGCCATCCTTGGCTGACTGCTTGTAGAAGCTGCCTATGCTCATCGTTTCAGCCTCAGAATAAGAGAAACCCAGCCTGTACCGTCTGGCTCAAGGCCGACCAGGTCATACCGACCACCACCGTCCTGCTCAGGCAGGTCGATGGAGACGATCTGACCAATCGCAACCCCAGTAGCGTCGTAAACGCGTATCGCGAAGTGCGGTTCCCTGATGCCAGTGTTGATGCGTCCGAGCTTGGGTTGCAGCCACGGGATTGAAAGAAACCCCGCGATATCGCGCCCGTCGATGGTTGCGATATCGCCCAGAGATTCAAGGATCTGGGCGTCCATGTCCTCAGCCAGTTCTCGAAAGCTCATGGTCAGTCACCGTCAGTTTCGTCAGCAGCTTCGTCACTGCTTGCTGCCTGGGACTGGATAGCCTCTTGCGCCCGAGGGTCCGTGCTGATTGCAATACGCCCCTCTGCCACCAGCGCATCCTCCATCTCTTCGCTGGCCGGGGTGTATGGGCTGCCTCTGAGGACGATGTTGCGCCCCTCCTGAATGCAGCCGTCCACCACGATATAGACGGGCTTCTTGGCCATCTCACACCACCTTGGCGTAGATGAATGCGTCCGGCTCCAGCAAACCGGCGAGTGCCGCGCTCTGAAGCTTCAACCAGCGAGCGCTCGGTTCCTGGGTCGTCCAGCTCTTGGGGAAGCGTGCCGCTTCGACCAGCCCGCTCTCGATGGCTTCCAGATCCTGAATCGCACCGTAAAGCATGGCGTTACGCGTGGACGTCGCGCCCAGAATCAGGCCGCCCGCTGGAATCATGGGCTGCTCATCACCCTCGTCATCCAGATACCACTCGTCATAACCGTAAAGATCGACGCCCGGATCGTTCAGGTAGCCCAGATAGGTGACGCCGTCTGGCAGCTCTTCTGGCTTGATCAGGCCCATGTCAACGCGGCGAGTGTTCAGTTGCTTGATGACCGTCAGATTGGACTGGAATGCATCAAGCGCCTCACCGCTCAGCGCAGCAGTGTTGGCAGTGCGGCCGGAGTCTTTGGCGATCTTGCGTTTCCAAGCGCGCAGGTTGCCAATCGGGTCCGAGTCGTCGCTGCCCCACTGGCCGGTGCCCAGCGTGATCTTGTGATCGTTCGCCATGAGAAAATCGATGGTGTCATCAACGCCGTCGCCCAGCACGCGGACCTTGCCGGTGGTCAGTGCCTGGGCACACATCCACTCCTCGCGACGAATGATCTCGTCATCCAGATCGCGCAGATCCTTGCCCAGCATCTGGCCTGCCCGCTCCAACGGCGTCCGGCTGGAGAAAGGGTTATCCCCTGCCGAGCGTTTGAGGACCAGCTCAGCGGTGGTTTCACGCTTGGGCTGGATGTACGGCGGCGCATAGGAGTCAGTGCGGTAACCGTCACGAAGCGAAATGCTGCCGGGCAGGCGCGGATGAACAAACGGTGCCATTTTGCGCTGGCCTTTGACGATATCAATGTCCACCGTTTTGGTGGGGAACGTCACGGGGCTGCCGCCATTGAAGAACGTGTTCAGCAGAAAACGTCGCGCCGAGGGCATCTGCTCGACGGCTTCAAGCATGGTACGGGTGTCAAAAATATCCATCAGAAGCTCCGGTTAACGAATGAACAGGCACAGCGGCCGCAGGGCTGCTTTTGCTTTGGCAAGTGACAGGCCTTCGCCCAACATGAGCTCAGAGCCCAGCACCTCGCCGGTGAGAAGAAGCGACGCTGGAAAAGCACCGCCGGTGGTATCCACGTCTTGATCAAGCACAGCCTTGGGTGCCTGAGAGCCGTTGTCGGCAGCGACGGCGCAGAGCACGTACTCGCTCGAGGCGTCCACCTGACCGAGGACCGCACCTCGCTTGAGCTTTTGGCCTGCCGCAATGATTCCGGTCTCAATCACCACAGGGAACGCGCCTGCAGAGAGATGACTGGGGACATAGGTCTGACGGGTTGGATTACTCATGATGTTCTCCTGATCAGCGACGCGAAGCGCCCGCGACAATGGCTCCGACTACGGCTTTTCGCTCACCCTGAGCGTTGCCATCGGAAGGTGTAGAGGTCGACGCACGGGTGCTGTCGGCTTTGATGGCGCTCAACGAAATGCCACGGTCCTGGGCAGCCTTGAATAACTGCAAGGCGGTTGCCTCGACCGAGGCCCCAGAATCAATGGCCGCCGTGATTTCGGTCTCGAACCCCTTACTGGCCAGACCGTTGATACCCTTGATGCGCTCACGCTCAGCGGTGACCGCCTGCGTGCTGGCTTGCGTACGTGCAGTCTCCAGTTCGGACTGGCTGGCCTGAGCAATTTCGATGGTGTTTGGGTCGGTACCAGCGGCCAGTGCTTCGCGCAGCTGAGCGGTGGAGTTGACGGTGGTCATAGTGAATGTCCTCGGTTGTGTCGCGGCCGGTTTGGCCAGTTCGGTAATTAGTCCTTCCAGTGAGCCCAGGCGGTGAGCAAGACCCGATTCAACGGCTGCTGCACCTACCCGCAAGCCGCCAAAATCTCCCATTGCAGGAACAGCGTCGGATGCCACGCCAAGGTTGCGGGCGACCTTGGCCACAAACACATCGCCCATTGCGTCCACGGTTTCACCGACCTTGGAGCGCCCCTCTTCGGTGGCCATGTCCAACCGCTTGTTGGGGGCGTTGCGGCTGACGATCTGGTAACGCTTGCGGCCGCTGCTGGCCTCGCCCTCGACCACGGCCTCCACCACTACGCCGATGCTGCCGAGCAACGCTGTCTCGTCGATGACAATCTCGCTGGCTGCAGAAGCCAGCCAGTAAGCAGCGCTGGCCCCCGTTCCACCGACGTAGGCCACAATGCGCTTACGCGCGCGTCCCGCATGGATCTGGTCAGCCAGCTCGTTGATGCCCGCCGCCACCCCGCCAGGGCTGTCGATATTGAGGATGATGGACTTGATGTTCGGGTCATCCAGTGCCGACTGCAGGTCGGTGGCCAGCAGCTGGGTGCTGGTCGCGCCACTGATCTCGGTAAAGAGATTGGCGTAGCGAAAAACCGGACCGACCACCGGGATGATGGCGACGCCGTTGCGAACGCTGACCGTGCGGCTGTTCTCCAGCCGGATACCGGTTTTGCTCTCCAACGCACCCGGATCGCCCATGCGGTCGGCAATGGTCAGCAGGTTATCCAGGGCGTCAGGCAGCATCAGCCAAGGCTGCGATGCAGCCAGCTCCAATGCGCGGGGCATGGTTATTCCTCGTTGGGTGGTGTGGGTGGGTCAGCGATGACGCCGCCTTTGGGCAACATGTGCAGGTTGTCTGAGCGTCGCTGCTCGACCTCGCGGACGCGCTGGCGATAGACCTGCTGCCAGGGCTCGCCCGTCATCGCGGCCGTTTCGAGGGTCTCGTTGCTGACCCCGATTTCGATCCGCTTACCGGCTGCGTTGGCTTCTTTGAGCTCATCGATAGCGCCGCGCGCAGGACCGATCCAGATCCCCTGACAGTAGGCTTTACGCTTCGCAGGATCTGAATAACCCGGCAGGTGAATCAGTCCCCTCGCCACGGCCTCATCAATGATCAACTCGCGGCTGGGCTGACAGAAGTCACAAGCCAGCCACCAGCGCCGAACGCTGTAGAACCGCCACGCTTGGAGCATTGCAGCGCGTGCCGCGCTGTAACTGCTGCTGTAATGCAGCAGCAACTCCTCCATCGGTTGTTCCAGCGCAGCACCGATCTCTTTAACGACCGCCGTGAAGAAAGGGTCGAACTGGGCATTGGGTCGAGCCGGGTTAGCTACCACCGGCTCCTCGCCCATACCCAGGTCGACAATGGCACCCTCCCCCAATGCCAGCTCACCATCGTCGGTGGTATCGCCACCCGCGCCCTCGTTACCCATGGCGGACATGGGCAAGTTGGAGACGTTGAAGTCGTTGTTCTTTTTGATGAACACGGTGAACATCGCCGAGATAACAGCTGCCATCAACTCGGCACTGCTGTAGCGCTCCAGCTTCTGCAACGGCTCCAGCACCGGAGCCAGATAAGGAGCGCCTCGCTTCTGGCCTGGCCTTTCCTTGTCCGACATGACATGCATGACCCGACGTCTGCCGGTCACATCACCGAAAGCAGGCAGTCGCTCCCATGCCAGGCTCTGCCCTGCCAAATACTCATTGGGATAACCGTTGCAGACGTGGTACGCCAAGGGGGCTCCCAACCGGTCAAACTCCACCCCTTCAACCATGTTCGCTCGATCCATGCCCCCGTCCGGATTGCAGACACGATCCGATTCGATCAACTGCAATCGGGTGCTGAAAATGCAGCCGGGACGTTCATCGTCAGGACTGGCGATCAGGACATCGCCGCAAACCATGGCCGATATGAGCACCAGCGCTTGCAGTTGGTAGTGATTGAGCGTGGCTTCGGCATCACACTCGCGGGGATCATCGGCGTAGAGCGACCAGATCCTGTCCAGTTGAGCATTGAGTTGCTCGGCCTGCTGCTCGTCGATGCCCACCGCGACATGATCGATCTGGGCACGGCACACCAGGCCGGTGCCGACCACATTGGTGCGCAGACGTGTGATAGCCGCCCGAGCGATAAGGTGATTGCGCATGGCATCACGCGACCGGGCTACCAGCATGCGCCGCTCGCTGTGGTGCAGGTCGCGCCTGGCACTGCCCAATCCCGGAATCCAGCCTGCCATGCTACGCAGCACACGGGATGCACCGCGCCAGCGGGTTTCAACCCCGCCACCGCCACCCTGCGCTTTGGTAGGCGACCCTTCAGACACAGACTTGGCGAGCTTGAGTGCCTCTCGCATCAACAACTCGGCAGGGTCTTTACGGAAAAAACCCATAATCAAATCACCATGTAGGAGATGCGATTACGCCCCCTGCCCTGCAGCGATGCCTGTTCCAGCGCGACCTCTTTGGCGTACTGCTGCTCCAGCAAGCGCAGGCTGTCGAGCTCGGCCCTATAGATCTCGCGATCACCTCTTTTGAGACGCTGACCTTTTTTAAGGACGTCAGAGATCGCCGCCCGTACTTGCTCCAGGCGCATTTGTGCGTCAGTCATGATTGAACCTCTAATAGCCTGCACGGCTGCGCGTGCCACGACCGCGAGCATTCGCTTTACGTGGCACAGGAGTGACGGCCTGCTCGGTGTTGAAAAGAGTGGGCTGCAGCAATTGTTGCTCCAGCTGGTCCCACTCATGTTCGCGTAACAGATGGGTCTTCAAGCTTCTGGCCGCATGCAGTGCATACACTTCGCAATCCAGCGCTTCGTTGCGGCGACCCGCCTTCTTCTGCCACACCATCTTGCTGGGGTTGCGAGCGTGCGGGGCCAGCACTTCATTGGTGAGCTGCTCGTAGTAGTCCGAGCGGATCTCGCTGTACCAGTGCATCCGCCCCGGCCCTGCGCCGGTGAGTCGAAGACGTCCGTTGATCAGCGTCTTGGCCTTGTGGGTTCCGACGATGTAGACGCGCAAGCCATATTTCGACGCTTTGGTGTTGTCCTGGGAGGAGTCAACCGACGGGGACGGCCGGGTAAAGATTTCCTTATCACGGCTGTCAATCGACGCACCTTTGATCGCCATGATGTTGTAGCGCTGCCGATCCCGAACGTACCCGTAGACCGCGTCGCTGGTGTTGCCGTCCGAGCTGTCGATACTCACGGCGGAAATGACCAGCTGCGCTCCGCCCTCTGTCGCCACAGGCTTGGCGATTAGCCGATCCAGTTCCTGCCAAACGGCGTCATGCGGATCGATGGGATTACCGTACAGCTCCCCCCAGTACAGTCGCCACGATTCTTCACCCCGGCCCCAGCCGATGATGACCAGCGCCAGCCGGTCCCCCTGAACGTCGACGCCCACCGTAATCAGCAGCACACCATTGGGTGCCGTCAGCTCTGCGTAAGGCTCAGCTCGCTTTTCCAGCTCATCGGTTTTGGGTGCATCGCTTTTGTATTCGTAACTCTCCCCCTTGGAGCTGTTGACGAAGGCAATCATCGGCCCGATGTTGCCGTGGGACGCGGCGTGCTCGGCCTGAAGCTTTTTCTCCATCAGCGCCTGGAAGCGCGATCCCCAGAAGGTGGCGTACAACTCGTTGAGAATGTAACCGGCAATGCCTCTAAACTCGGCCGTAGCGACCCAACGGCCGTATTTGAGGTTCGCGTTTTTCTGGTTGTCATCCCACGAACAGCCGCAGTGTGGGCAGGCGTAATACGCATGTTCCGGCCGCTTCTTGCCATACACCTCGTGGTGATAGTCGGGATCGTCCGCGCAGAACAGATTGTCGAAGCTCAACGCATGCGACTGACCACATTCGTGGCAAGGCACGAGCCCTTCGCGCTTGTCGGAGATTTCCAGCTCCGCATCAATGGCCGACAACCCCTTGATGGTCGGGGTACCGCCGATGATGATTTTCGAGCGGCGAAACGTCTTCAGTCGTTCCTTGGCCAGCTTGATGCTGTCCCCCTGCCCTCGCAGGTTGAGGTTGCAGTCATCAGGCTCCTCGACAGCGACTCTCGGCACCGGCGTGGACTTCACACTCGCCGGACTGTTGGAGCCCACCATTTTCAGAAAGCCGCCCGGAAATCGCTTGAAGTCCTGGCGCTGCTGCAGCTTGCGACTGCGTAGATCGACCTTCTTGCGAAGCCGGGGCGTTGCCTCAATCATGGGCTCAAGCTTTTCGCCCACATACTGCTTGGCCGCTTCAGCCTTGGGAAACAACACCAGGATCGGAGACGGGTCGATGTCGATCCACTTGCCCAGAGCGTTACCCAACACGCCCGACGTCCAGGCCACCTGCGCAGACTTGCGCCCTACAATTTCTGTAACGTTTGGATCGTCCAGTGCCTCAAGCGGGCCGCCTGGCCAGACCAGATGCGGGGTCACATCGAACCGGTATTTACCCGGCCGGGCCGCCTCTTCGGCGGACAGCCAGCGATACTTGTCTGCCCATTCGATGATGCTCATGCGCGGCGGTGGAGCCCACTTCAAACAGGCCTTGTGCAGGGACTCACTCGCCGTCTTCCTCAAGGCCCTCCGGGTATGGCGATTCGTCAGAATCTCCAGCTGAGTCAGCATCATCGTCATATTCAGATAGCCTTCTCAGGATCGCTTCAATGGGCTCACGAATCAGTAGATCGTCCACGTCTATGCCGTACCTGGCTGACAGCTCAGCGGCAAGCACATCTGGAAATGTATTAAGCAGTTCGACCTTGGCCGACATGATCATGGCCTCGAAACGCTGGATCATGTCGGAGGCGATCACCACCTCCCCAAGTTCCTTGGCCAGCGCCAGTTCCTCACGGTTGGCCCGGACCCGGTCAAGCCTGTCGCGAGACGATTCTTTCTTACCGTTGAGCGAGGCCTGCTGCATCAACCACTGGACAACCGCCTCGGTGTCGTACTGGTTTTCGTTGCCACGACCCAGGCCAAACTCAACCACTGGCATGCCGTCGTTTTGCCAACGGGTCAGGGTGCGTTCGTCCCGGCCAACGATCTCACTCAAGTCGGCCTTGCTGACTTTCCTGCCCATACAGAACCCTTTAGAAAGACGGACATCCCTGCAAAAAACTCAGCTGCACAGGAACCGCGAGTCCACGTACCCGTGTAGGGAGCCCCCTTCTGGGAGGACCCAAAAAACAGGGTCTCGCGGTTGACATAGCACCCGATTGGGCACGCAGCCCATCGCCGAGGGATCAAGGCAGATGGCCTTCTGCCGATAGATTAGTAATAGCCACTTTTGACGAGACAAATAAGACATGACTGACTCCGAACGCCTCATACGCGAATACGCACTGGTCTCCGACGTCCTTACGAGGCTGAAGGAGACCAGTCTCGTTGACGACCCTGCTGTTCTAGCACAACTCAAAGACCTTCAAATTGCGATGGCAGAGCTTGAAGCGATGATTTATCAGTTGCAGCAAGCAGCAACTTTGCAGCAAGCAGCAACTTTGCAACAAGCTGAGACGCGACGTTCGCCCCCTCGTTTGTTTCTGGTGAAGCCCATACCGAGCACGCCACCTACCATTGATAGATAACCCTGATGCTAGGCAGTCAAGTTTCACTTGGTTTGACTGCGTAGTATCTGCGCATCGACCTGATCGGCGCAGGTGTCGAGCAGCTTTATGGCCTGATCCTTCAGCTCCCAGACGTCGCCGTTCGAACGAAGGTCAGCCTCATCGGCGTTGATGCGTTCGCAAGGAATCAGCTCAGGGGGTTCGATTCGAACCGCTGACGTTTTTGTGACCACCACCGGCTTTGCCGCGCAGGCCGTCAGGCAAAGGCTGAGAAGCCCAATCACGAACGGGCTTGCTGTTGCGCTTGAGGTCTTCAAATTCTTTCCTCGCCTGTTTGGCTTTGTTTTCGCTGGCCTTGATCCGTTGATTCAAGTCCTTCAAATAGGCAGCGTTACGTTGGGCCTCGGCGCGCAATGTGGTGATGGTGGCCTCGCTTTCACGATTAGCATCGAGCGCTTTCTTCTTGGCCGTGGCTTCCACTTCCACTTCGCCGCGCAATGCGACGACCCGGTACTGTTGAATGCCGACGAGCAGCACACCTACCAGCGCAATGATGATTGCGGCAGCGATAGCTTTCATACGGTATCTACCTTGCGGCCGATGAAGCGGGTGACCAGCTCCCGAATGGCCGTGACGCCGAGAAAGCCGATGGTCCCGCCAGCAGCCACCGACAGGCTGGGCGGCCAGGTCATCCACTCGATCAGACTCGACGCCACCAGACTCAACGCCCCGCAGATCAGCGCTTCGAACAGTATCCGGCGCTTACTGGTTTCTTTGGCGTCGTAGAGGATGCGCAGTAGAGAGACGACGATGGCCATGATCATGCCCTGCCACAGTGGATTTGAAATGGCCGCCACGATCCTGGCCCACGTATCTGGTTTGTCGGGCATGGTGCGCATCCGGTTACCACCCTTGGGGTGAGCTAAAAATAAAAACCCCGCCGAAGCGGGGTGAGTGACAGCCTGGGGATGGCTGGGTTAAAGCATGCACAGCAGGTGCTCTGTAGCCGATTCAGGCGCAAATCGCAGATCGTGCCCACCTTGTACCTGCGTTCGGAAAAACCGAAAAGGGCCTGTTAACGGTTGGGCCAAATGTGACCGCGATAGAACAACAATGCGACCACAATGCGACAAACTACCCGGACGAACGGTCATGCTGTCCTGGAGGGAGCAGCGAGTCGGATTCCCTAACCGACCTCGGCAGTTGAACGCTGGATTGTCGATCTGGCGGCAGCCCACGATGTGCGCGGGTACGTGCTTTAAGAATCACCAACACCTGCTGGTGAAGCCGAGCCACCCAATTGCGGTAAGTACGATCAGCACCCTCCGTGATACCGGCACTGCGCATCTGCTCTCGAACGGTGGTCTGCGTGCAATACCGGTCTCGTGCCAGGCGTGCTAACGGTGCTTGCCCGGAACGCTCCAGTTCAGCCACAGCAGCGCCGACCTCACTGGCGATGTGATCAATGCCGCATCCGGCGTTACCCAATATCCGGGAACCCGGCGTGCCACGCGGCGGCGCACCGCCCCATTCGATGATCGCCCCCATCTGACTGCCTAACCCACCGCCATGGCCGCGCTCTCGCACCTGCTCGCCCCAATGCACCATCAACGCTTCGATTTCCTTGATCACAGACCTTTTCCCTCAAAAAATGAACCCGACACACAAAATGGCCTACCCAACACAAACCCAACACACTTGAAACTCTTTAAAAACAATGAATTAATAAAGATTGTGCTGGGTGTGTTGGGTTGGTCGGGTTTATTAGCCCTCGCATGAGAAAAAAACATCGGTGCTCTTCCTGTTGAAAATAATGTCATGCATGCGCGCGCGCGACGCCAAACCCAACACACCCAACACACACGTCTGCACCCCGCGAAAAATGGGCGCTTGATCTGTGTCGGGTTGCCAAAACCAACCCAAAACATACCCAACACACCCGACACACTTTTGGATGTACTCATGCTGCGGATGCCTTCACATGGTCCCAGCCATCGACGTTCCAGCCTGCAAGCCGTGCTTTTGAACGCCACTGCTCGACAGCCTTGCCCAAGTCCGGCGCTCTCATTGATGGGGGCAGGGAAGCCTCAGGATCATCGGGCACAAAGAAAGCGCCGAAGCGCCTGTCATTGCGCTCGGTCCAGGGTATTGACCGGGTCTTCTCCACCTCCGAGCTGATGAACAGCGAGAACTTCGTCTGACTCATCACATGCTCTTTGTTGCGCTGACACCACTCGATGAACAATGCATACAGATCAGTCGAGAGGCACGCCCCCCAAAGGCCACGCCCCAACTCGCCATAGCGCCAGAGGTGCAGAAACGTCTGCCACCCTGCCCGGCTCAGAGCAACCAGTCGCTCACGTGACGCAGTGCTGGGCGGCCGGGTGCGTTCATTAAAGTCACCCAGATCCACGCGTAGAAGCCAGCCGTAAAGCGCGGCGACACCGCCATTCTCCAGCTCGCGGCCGATGGCTTTCTGTCGGGCGACCGGTAAGGTCTCCATCGGCCACATGACCAACATTCGCCGGTCACTGTCGCTGATCGGCCACGGCAGGATCTCGTTGCTGAGGAACACCGCGTTCATGTGGTTGGCCTCCTCCCAACCGTTGATGAACTTCGACTCCATGCGCACGGTCTTGCCGGTGACCAAGTGCTTGATCTTGCCGACCTGGTTGTAGCGCTGGTCACGGCTGACCACCTCTTCGAACACGGCCCACATCTTCCTGCTTTGCCAGGCGTTGAAGTTGCTCTCCAGCTGTGTCTGCCCAACTGTCGCGGCGTACTGCCCGTAAAGCGCGCCGAAGGTGTCGGCGAACAACAGGCTTTTGCCCGAGCCTTCCATGGTGGAGTGCATCAGAACCGCGGTATCCATCTTGGCCCCGAGGTGTTGCAACGGATATGCAAGCCACCGAGTCAGCCACAGTGCAGCAGCCTCATCATGGTTGCAGAGGAATGAAATCAACCAGCGCAGATTGGCGCACGCCGCGTCGTCATTGACCGGCTCCAACGGCAGGCCGTCAAACGTGTTGATGTATATGCTGGGGTCTTTGGTCATGGTCGGGTCGAAGACAATGTGCTCGACGTCGACCACCCGCCGCTCGCTGCTGTTCAACCAGAGCGCATAGGTATCGCCCAAGGCCATCTTGACGGCCCCCTCGGCGATACGGCGTTTCTTCTCTCGATCCCAAACGTCTTTGGTGCCGTCGATGTAGACGTAACGTTCAGTGGGGCGCATGCCCAGCGCACCGCCCTTCTTGCCCGCCATTTTCCGGGCCTGCTCGATGTCCTTCACCTGATCGTCAGCGATCCGCTTCTTGTCCGTCGCATCGAGCCAAAGCTTGGCAATGGGCTTGCCCACGCGTGCTTCAAAAGCCGACTTCTTCATCGCCCGAGACTTATCGAAGTCCCAAACATGCGTGGTGCCTTCGACCAATGCAAAACGCCGCAGCACCTGTTCGATGGTCAGCTCCTCCCCCGAGCCCCCGTCAGGTGCAGGAGCCGCCTCACTTGGCGCGTCCGGTGCTGCTGCATCTGGCCTGTCGCTACCCTCAGTTGGGGCCGGGGGAAGATCGCTTGCGCTGGGTCGGGTCGACCGCATGCCGAGCATCCGCGCCGCTTCCTTCACCGCCTTGGACTGATCACCGCCATGCTCCAGTAGACAGAACACTTCGAACGCGTCGTTTTGGTGACCGTTGGCCAGAGGATCAGCTGCATGATGTGAATACACCTTGCCTTCCGCCACGGTGATCCCAGGGAATCCAGTACTACTCTGCGGATAAAGCCATTTTCCCCCGCGCTTGGTATAGCCGTGGCTGCGCAAAATCTCTTCGACGTCGTGGCAGTTGTTGAATTCGTCGATGACAGACGGCCGCTTGACACCCGCAGGGGATGGCTTCGGTTTCGGCTTTTGTTTGCCAGTAGGCTTGGCGTCCTTCGGCAGCCATGGGCACGCAGCCTCCGCTCCCCGCTTGAAGACGTCCCAGTTGTTCCAGACATTCAGCAGATCGCTGATCAGAACCGGAAGCCCCGAAGCATCAGGCGGCGTGCGCCAGGTGTATGGCTGGCCGGTGCCTGGATGAATGGAGGGAGGCAGTACGTCCTGCACCAATCCTGCACGCAATTCAAACACAGTGAACCGCTTGTACTGCTCGGCATCTGCTCGATACAAGGCCTCTCTGGCCGTATCGCCTGCCTCCCGAGCGGCGTTTGCCTTCAGCATGATCGACTTGTGCTTTGACCCGTCTGGGTCGTTCTCATTGGGCCAAGACAGGGAGTGCCGCGTCAGTTCCAGCCCTTCCGGGACCTGAAACAGAACTCGAAACCGCAGTGGGTTACCGACGACAGTCGGGAATGCCAGGGCAAGCGCATCCAGATCAACGCCCAGCAGTTCATACAGGACGAACCGTGTCCACTGGACATCATCGACATCCAGCGAACACACCCGGCTCGGCCCCAGCACAACACCGAGGTTATGGTTTGGATTTTTCGTCCAGAACGCTTCGGCCTTGGCAGGATCAACGATGTACTTGCCAGGCTGGTTCCACCCCCTTCCGTTCGGACCTTTCTCGCCCGATTGAATCGGTACTAACGCAAAATTGAATGTCTCGCAGTAACGACGTGCCCAAGCAGAAAGCGGGATTGGACGAACACTCATCTACGCTGCTCCCGCAGCGACTGACAGTGTATACACGTCTCGCAACCAATAATGGCAGCACGGCGTGGCTCCGGGATCGGATCGTCGCAGTCTTCACAGAACTGTGAGCTGACCAAACTGGTCGGGATTCGACGATGCTTAAACAGAGCGACGTCCAACAGGTATTGCGCCTGCTCCGTGGCGCGGTCGATATCGTCAGCCATGGGCACGATCCTCCATCGCCAGACGAGCGCCGGCCATGATGCCCAGTACCGCACGAATGATGTCGTTGCCCTGCTTCTCCAGCAGAGCAACTTCGTGCAACTCCCATACTCCATCGGCAGCGCCGTTGTGCATGCCTGAAACGAATTCGCCTGTTTCGGTCAGCAGCTTGCCGACCGACTTGAGCGCATCCTGGGTAGCGGCGACGGGCTCCGGTTTGTACCAGACGGCCCCTGCAGGACGCATCAAGGCATCAAGCAAAAGAGGGCTGCCAGTCAACCGGACGATGTCTTCAAGTTCATCTGGATTGAGCCAGCGTCGCTCTTCATCAAGCTTCAGTTTCTTCTGGAGGGTGTCGTTGTCCAACACCATGTCGTGGGCAAGGGCAGTCACCCCGCCCTTGTAATCGCGTCCGGCGCGGTAAAGCGCCTGACGCAATGAAAGTACCTGACCAGCGTCAGGCAAAAGATCCGTGCGACTCATAACCGTAAAATCCCCGTTTACGGTGTAGCCACAGGCAGGGGCAGCCCCTATCCTACGACCACGACCGATGTGCTGTGCTAAACGTGCTGTGCGGCACGGTTCATCGTTCGAGCCAACCAGGCGATTCTTGTGGTGAAAGGACCTGGTCGGCGGAGTTGGCAGTGTTTTGCACTGCCGTTGCTGGGTCGGGGGAATCTTGTGGTGAGAGGTCCCCGGCCCTGCGACTTTTTCTTTAAGCCGCTTTAGGTTTTTTTCTATTACCTATGGGCCTGATCTCGTAGGCAAGACAACTGCCGTCAGAACCGATTCGAACCCTGATATCACGATCAGAATTCAGCATTTGCGATACGGCACTTTGCGACACGCTGAGCAGGCCAGCCAGCTCGGGCTGCGTCTTGCCCTTGGCAAATTCACAAAGCATCACTCCAATTTCATCCGGCATCCTAGTGTCCTCGAAGGGCGTCTACGCAAAAATATTAGTGACACTTCTAAATTAGCGCAAGAAAAATATCAGCTCACCTGTTTGGAAAGAATAAGCCTTGCTTATAAATTGACAGCCATGACCTATGACCTGCTTAACCCTACCCCCGAAATCCGTGCCGCTGAGGCAAAGCGGTTGAAAGATTTCTATCTGGCGAAAAAACGTGAGGACAAATCACTCACGCAGGAAAGGATCGCTGATCTATGCGGTTGGGCAGGACAGAGCGTTGTGAGTCAGTACCTCAATGGGAAAATTCCACTTAATTTCAAAGCCTTATCCAAGTTTTCAGACGTCTTAGGCTTCAGTTATGAGCAGGTGAGCCCACGCCTTGCCAGGTTCATCAAATACCCGGTGGTTGGGGCACCGTTTTCGATGGACCTTCAAGAGGGAGACTTAGATGGCTCTCCTTCGACCTCCGCTCAAGCGTTGATCCCGATTGAAGAATGGGATGACAAAACCCCTCTCGACCCAGACGAGGTTGAACTGCCTTTTTTCAAAGAAGTAGAACTTTCAGCAGGTAAAGGCTCAGAAGTTATGCTTGAAACAAACGGAAGGATGCTGCGCTTCGGCAAACGGACTCTGCAGAAGAAAGGTATCGATCCGAACACGGCGGGCTGCGTTCCAGTTCACGGGAACAGCATGGAACCGGTATTGCCAGATGGAAGCACCGTTGGGGTTGATACTGCTGTCACGGCAATCCAAGACGGGAAAATGTACGCGATTGATCACGACGGTCAGCTTCGCGTAAAAGTCTTGTACCGCCTTCCAGGATCAGGATTACGCCTTCGAAGCTACAACGCCGAAGAACATCCTGACGAACGCTATGACGGTGATTACGTGCGAGATCACATCCGAGTGATTGGTAAAGTCTTCTGGTATTCGGTGCTTCTCTAAAAGAAAAATCAGCAGAAAATCTAATTTCGCATCAAATTATAAGTATTACTGTTGACATGGATAAGCAGTAGTACTAATTTTGTCTCGTAGCCCTCTCACCACAGAGTACGAGCCATGCAAACAACACAGCGCAATACCCGCTGCCCGGTGTATCTCCACCCGGCAGCGGCCTCCAACCGCGAATCTATCGCCACCATTCAGCGCCAAACCGGCCTGCTGTTGATCATCCAGCCAAAAAGCAGCGCCGCCAAAGCAGCACCTATACCGGCAGCCGATGACTTCGGTCCATGGGGAGGTGATGCCGCATGAAGCAGATCCTTATTGGCCTCACCGGCCCTGCCCGCTCCGGCAAAAGCACCGCCGCCAACCACCTGGCCCACAAGCACGGGTTTGAGTGCTACGCATTCGCTGACCCGTTGCGCGACGGCATCATGGCCATATTCAACCTCAGCCCCGAGGATCTCGAAGGCGATAAAAAAGAACAGCCTATTGACTGGCTGGGCCGCTCACCTCGCCAGTTGATGCAACTGCTCGGCACAGAGTGGGGCCGTCACATGATCAGCGCCAACCTGTGGATCGACCTTGCTGAGCAGAACCTTGATTGCCTCAGTGCGGTTTTCGATGGCGTGCCGGGCTTTGTGGTGAGCGATGTCCGCTTCGAAAACGAGGCTGACTTCATCCGCAAACGGGGCGGGACGGTCATTCACCTCTACCGACCGGACGCAACCGAAGTTAATCCCCACATCAGCGAAGCCGGTGTTTCAGTACACCCGGACGACTTGGTACTGACCAACGACAGCGGCCTTCAAGAGCTGTATGGCGCACTGGACGAGCTGTATCGCGCCATCCGCTCACGCGGCTTGCTGGGCGTGGCGTGAGGCACTAGTCATGAACAGAACCCTCGACGCTACAGCAACGATTCTGGGCATGAAGCCACGGACATTGCGAGCGAAGTTGCGAGAAATCGGCGTGCTGACCCAGGCAGGCGAGCTCGCACCCAAGCACCGCGACCAAGGCTACCTGTACGTAGATTCGCGCAGCCGCTGGAACAAGAACATTCACGCCTACAGCCACTATGCAGTGGTGATGGTCAAGGAGGCGGGTGTTACCTGGCTTTCTAATCAGCTTTGCATCACCACCACGAAGAAGGACGCCGCAGCATGACTCTGAACGCAATTACTCACGCCGTAGGTGCGCTGAAACTGGTTCCGATGCATTTGAACCACCCAACCATTGTAAGTCGCTCGACGTTGATCGGCGCAACGTCAGAGGCACTCAGCATGCTGGACGGTTTGCCGCCTGTTACTGCCGAATTGGCGGAAGTATTTCGAGCTGTGGACGCTGTTCTGCTTGAGGGTCAAGTCGCTTATGTGACCCCCACGCGATGCCCCGAGCGCCCATATGGCGCAGTGGTGGCGGACGCAAAGGGACGGCTTTGCGCGACTGCAACAGGCAAATCGAAAGAGGGTCTCGCGGAGCTGATTCGCCTTCAGTTGGTGCCCCGACAGGAGGGGTATGGGGAGGATTCTGCGTGAGTGAAACGCTAATTCAGCTCCGGGACGAGTTTGCTACCCCCTGCCCAACGCTGAGTACTGTGAGGGAACGTTATTTCTCGCACATATCGAGTGATCGCTACCTGCTCCGCAAAATCAACGCAGGCCGCATCAAACTCAAGGTCACACGGCTCGGCGGATCGAACAAGGGCCAGCCGGTGGTGTACCTGCACGACCTCGCTGCATATCTCGATGCACAGGCCAAGTCAAAAGCGGCCTGAGTAAAAGGTGGTCACTGCCGTCCAGTGACAACAATCAGAGGCACAGGACATGAAACCCACGGACACAGCCGAGTTTATCGGCGAACTCAACGCAGGCGTCTTCGCCAATCAGATCGGCCATGCGCTCTCCGAGGTTGCTGCTGGTGTCGTCGACAACAAAAAGGTCGGCACCGTAACGCTGACATTTTCGCTCAAGCAGATTGCCGACAACCACCAGGTCACCGTCAACCACAAGCTGGCTTACAAAGTGCCAACCAAGCGCGGCAGCCGCACCGAGGACACCACCCTCGATACGCCGATGTATGTAGGCGAAGGCGGTCGTCTGACGCTGTTTCCAGAGACACCTGCGGCAGACCAGATGTTTGACCGCCACGCCGCACCCGTGGCCGCCAGATCGTAATTCAACGCCGTTCCATATCTCTCACCACAGCAGGAAATGATTCATGGAAGCCAAAGCAATTCAACTGATCCAAGACACCGCAGTACTGGCCAACGCCAAAGCGCTGGACACCTTCGAACCTTCAATCGCACTCCCTGCAACCGTGAACGTTATTAGCCTGGAGAAATTCCAGCAAATACGCAGCCGGTTCCGGGGCCTGCTGGAAACGTCATCGTTGAAAGACTTCAGCGAATACGTGATGACCCAGACCGATGGCAACACTGCTGGGTTCGTTGATAGCGACTGCATGATGTGCACCGTCTTCTTTAATCTCGGCAATCAGGACAATCCTGGACATGGGGACTTTCGCGCCAAGCTCACCCTAAAGAAAACCGCTGCATTTATCGCCCTCGAACGCGCAGCCGGGTCCAAGCACACTCAAAAAGACCTGAGCGACTTCATTGAGGACTGGGCACCCAACCTGAAAGCGCTGAACCCGGAAGGTGTCGATATCGATCTGCGCCGAGCTGCTGGTGCCATTCGGTCCATCACCATCGAGCAGGCACGCAAAAGCGAACACATCGTCGGTGACATGAGCGCATCCCGTTCGGCAATGGACCAGATCGAAGCCAAATCGGCAGACGGGCTCCCCTCTGAGCTGCTGTTCAGCGTCATCCCCTATGAAGGCTTGCAGGCTCAGACCATTCAGTTGCGCGTTGCCGTCCTCACTGGAGGCGACCAGCCCGTGCTTCGCCTGCGCTGGATCGGTGAGGCGCAGCTGCGCGAAGACCTCGCCCAGGAGTTCAAGCAAGTCGTAGCCCAGGAAGTCGGCGCCGCAACTGATCTGACCATCGGCAGCTTCACGCTGGCATAACACTCCCGCATCAGCCCGCCGCCGTCCTCTCACCACCGATCAGGCGACGGGCTCTTTCCAAGGACACAGCACATGCAAGCACAGCACATCATTATTCTGACCGGCTTGACCATCTGTTTTCTGCTCCTCACCCTTTTCATCGAGAGAGCAATCAAGCGGGACTTACGCAGGTCGTACTGGGCAGGAAAGTCCGCAGGTATCGCCGACAGCAACGCACGCATGGACGCATTGAATGCAGACATAGCAATGCTTGCACGCCGCCGCGCACGTGATCGCAAAGGTTTTCTGCAAACTATTGAACTCAAAAACCTCAGCATAAGGCAGCTTGAAGAGCAGTTAAACGCAGGCTATACCGGCTCGCTCACCAAAACCGACCTTCAGGTTCTGTCAGATACAGCCATCACGCTGGGGCTAGCCCATAAAACCTGGGTGCACATAAAAGGCACAGAGCCATGGCGCACGCGGGCAACAACCCAACTTGAATATCTGAACGCTATTGTGCTGAGACTCATTAAGGAGATTCGAAACAGCGCTAAGTCACAAGAAAGCCAAGCCGACATGGGAAAAGCAGCATGAGCCACACAGGATCGAGCGACAGAGCACGCAAGCATCTTACGGAGACCACAACTACCTTTAGGGCTACCGCCCCGTGTAACTGGATGGTTGAGCCCAAGCAGGTAAAGCTATGACTGAATTTAATCGCATTTTTGACGATCAGGATCTGCTGATGACCCTGCGAGCTCTGGTGAATGAACTAAGGGCGTCGAGGGTTTCGATAGACAATGAGTTATGGACCTTCGACGACATCGCGCAATACCTAAAGCTTTCCCAATATACAGTAGAAAGGCGTGTGGTTGTCCAACCTGGGTTTCCTGAGCCTTTCCAACCCTGCGCTATAGGCAGAGGAACTAAAGCCGTTAAACGATGGTTTGCGGGTGAAGTGATTAAGTGGGCACGCCAGAATCGGGCCAAGATTCCTTGCGCAAGAAGCGCCCGCAGGGCCGCATGATCAGCTAGGCAATTGCATGGACTTCCCGCCCCATTTGCATTCGCCTGAATAGGCCGTTCGCATCGGACTTGTATTCAATCCTCGAGGCATTAACGGCAAAAAGCGGCCACGAGCGCGCACCCAATGCCCTCGAATATAGGGCGTGTTTAAAAGAGCTTCAAGTGACTTGCTATTCTTAGGGAGGCGCTGATTTATTCGATTTTTCGTCCCTGCACGCTCTGGAGGCCTTGATTTATCAGGGGGCAACAGCTGAGTTTTAGAATAAATCAGCGTCTCCTTAGATGTGAGTAAATAGACTATCTTAGGGATGCAGAAGCATAGACAATCAGATGGGGTAACTCACAATCGAGCGACAATCATCTAACATAATCATCTGATCCCCCACAAGCCCAGTATTTGGAAAGGCTGCGTAAGGCAGGTGTAATGAATCGAGCTTCACATAAAGTGTTTTGTCAGTGGGCTTAACAGGTGTGGCACCTGAAGGATAAATTCCCTGTCCTTTTTCAGTGATTAAAAATGCTAAGGGAAAAAATGACAAGAAGCTTAGGGAGGCAATGTGTCCGTGGTTTCTACAAGCAAACATTTTTATGCTCATGTGCCGACGGTGCGGATAGAACCAGACGTATAGGTCATGTGTGTCATCAATTGCGGTCTCATCTCCCATGACAAACTTTTGCAATGGGGCATAGTACGGGACAGGGAGAGGGGCCCGCAGACACTCCTTTACAGTGGTTGCTGAAAGTACATGCCCGACCATTGCGCGACAAAACCTCATCCCATCAAACGGCATATGCACGTGATTGACTGGGCTATCTAAATTCAAAAAATAGTTTTTAATCTTATCCGATATTCCTTTGTAGACCCTCGCAACCTCTTGGTCATTGCGTCCAAGATGTGAGCTATTGCAGTTTTTACAGATGGTTCTGAACTTACTACCGTTAGGGAGGGTCTGAAGTAAGCATCGATTTTTGATGCCTTCATGGCCTGAGGTTAAAAAACCTCGCCCGATCAGATAATCAGACGTTTTGCA